ACGCCCTGAACACCTTGCAGACCTTGGGTGCCAGTGTCACCTTGAACACCTTGTGTTCCTTGCGTAGATTGCGGACCTTGAGTACCTTGAATACCAGTATCACCTTGAATACCAGTTGTTCCTTGAATACCTTGTAAGCCTTGAACGCCTTGTTCGCCGTTTCTTACAAATGAAATTCTAAAGTCAGTTCCATTAGTAAAAGCTGTAGAACCACTAATAAATGTTAAACTTACTCTCCAGAATGTTGCTGGAGTTGCATCTGTTACAGGAGCGTCAATTCTAAATGTTGCTTGATCATAAATGTTAGCGCCATTTACAATCTTCATGTAACCTTTGACCGGACCAGCAACACCTGCTAGTTCAGTCATGATGCCGTCAGTTACAGTAACGCCACCATCGTCTTGGTCGTCAATATACATGACAAGACCAGGAGCAGCCATGTTTGTGCTGCTGAAGCGTACTTTACCAGTTCCTGGATCTGAATTTGCTGTATTATTGTCGTATGTAAAATCGTAAGAAAGCCCGCCGAAATCACCAGCAATACCTTGAATACCTGTATCACCTTGTATACCAGTTGTTCCTTGTGGACCTTGAACGCCTTGAACGCCCTGTGTTCCTTGAATACCTGTATCACCTTGAATACCGGTAGTACCTTGTGGACCTTGCGCACCTTGTGTGCCTTGCAAGCCTTGAATACCTTGTGTACCTTGTATACCGGTTGTACCTTGCAAGCCTTGAACACCTTGGAAACCGCGGAAGCCGCGAGAACCTTGGATACCTTCTTCACCAATTGTACCTTGAAGACCTTGAACGCCCTGTACACCTTGGAAACCTTGAACACCACGGAAAGAACCGATATTTACCCAAACAGTTCCGTCAAAAATCCAAAGTTCATCTAGAAGATCGTCAATTACACCTTCGCCAATATTAGCAGAAGGGAACGCAGCATTTAGCGTTGTTTGTGGATTGTTTGGTGGAGCAACGTTAACGTTTGGAACAGAACCAATGATTGTAAAACCAGGTCCATAGGTACCTTGTACACCTTGAACACCAGTATCGCCTTGAATACCGGTTGTGCCTTGAGGGCCGGCACCAACTGGATTCCATGCTGTTCCGTTTGAAACGTAGATAAGACCATCAGAGCCATAAGCAACGGCGCCTTCGTATGGTGCTGGATCTAACTGGATCGGTACATCTTGCGGATTACCTTGTCCAATTACTCTACTTCCGCCTATAGATCTAAACGCCATTATACATCATCCTTTTCAGATTGTCCAAGTGTAAACGATAATGTAGCATCAACGGCTAAATTTGTATCAGCTTTAATTTCTAATAAATCACCAGTTTTGAAGAATTGTCCGTTAAGCGGTAACGGGATAGTGTCATAAGCCGGTATTTGCAAGTTTCTTACAATAAAAAATACATCATTTTCTATATATCTATAAGCTCGAACATCTACTGAGGCAGTATTAGCTGTAAAATTGCATAGAATTAAAGGCGAAATAACTTCACCTACACCAGGTTCAACTGTTGTAGATCCACCGAACACAAGTTCAGGTACTTCATACTGAGGTACCTCGATCATTATTTGCCAGTTAGTCGTTAAGGTAAAAGACTTAGCGACCGGTTTAGCGTCAGGTGACTGACTTGTAACTATAGTTGTAATTGTCATTATAGTGATGCCCTTGAGTTAGATGCTCTTCTTGCAAGTTTTCTTACAGATGATGTAAACGGACGACCTTCGATTCTACCCGTTCTACCATTAATTTTTAGTCCTCTTGCGAAGTACTGGTTGTTTAATTCGTCTGATCCTGACCATCTAATACGACCGCCATTTTCAGATAGTACAGAAGCATTTGCTCCAATAGCCGCCCCAACGTTTCTGAAGTTCAATGGTAACGCATTTCTGTTAACACCTGCTGAAGCACCGTTAAACTGGTGGGCAATTGATTCAACTAGTGAACCGAATACCAAGAAGTTTGGACGGATTACGCTATCAATTAGCACGTTATCAATAAGTTCAGTTATCATTGTTCTTTGAGCAGTTTGTGTTGCTACATTTGTATTTATGTAATCTTTAATACGCCCGTAAGCATCAACAAATGACTCAAGAAGGTCTGTGTTATTTTGTCCAGCAGTTGCCCAAGTTGTACCAGTCCAATACCAGATTTCGCCTATGTAACGATTACCACTATTATTTATTGGAATAATATATGAGTCCCAACGCTTCATGCCTGTTAATGCATTTCTTATTGTAGAATTTTCTACAGTACCTTTGAATCTTAGCTTGCGCCAATTTGCAAAAGATGCAGGTGGGTTAAACACTGGGAATACGTGTTGAGCATTGATGTTAAACAACGCACCAGCAAAAGCTCTAGTTGATCTATCTGATCCTTCGCTAATTACACCACCAGGTAAGTTATATCCACCAGGTCTTCCAGACTTATCTTTAATATCATTCTGTAGAGTTATTAGCAAGTTACCAGCATCACGATAAGTTTTAGGCAGATCAATAAACTTGTATTCAGAAGTAATAAATCTTTGTACTTCGCGTTGCAGTTTAACTTTGTTATTTGCAAGAATATCTTTAGCAAATACAAACTGTCTATTTTCTTCCCACTCAAAGTTTGGATTAATTGTTGGTCCAAGAGCCTTTGGTGTATTATATAACAATGCGTTATAGAAGATTAATCCTAGATCATAAGCTTGTGTAGCTTGATCTTGGCTTCCAACTGTTGGTCTTGTTACTTGTCCTTCGTAGCTTCCTGTTACAACCTTGCTTACGATATCGCCAAGTTGACGATAAGCTTTAGCAGTTGCTTCTCTTGTATTTTCTGGAATTCTTAAAATGTTATTCCAGAAATAGAAGTCAGCATTCCATCTTGAAGCAAGGTTACCACCGTAGTTAAGGTCCCAAGACATAGCATCTAAGATATAACCAGAATCACGACGGCATTTTGCTTTGCTGTAATCAACAATAGTGAAGTTATCTCTTAAGAAGTCTGTTACGTCATCTGCAAGATCGTTGAGTTGAGCATCAATTGCTTCACCTGCTGCTAGTTCAGCTGCTTGTACCCATGAAGTATCTGGCTCAACAAGTGCTGGCATAGCATCTAAACTATCTCTACGAATTGCTTCTTCAATAATTCTTACTAGATCTTTTACAGCTTCAGCTTCAACTGCTGTGGCTGGATCATTTGCAGTGTTTTGTCCAACTTCACCTTCTAGAACGATATTACCAAGCAAGCCAGCTAATTCAACATAGAAATCAGCAGTTTGAATTCGCTGATCGAATGGTAAAACACTTGTTGCATTGTCAAAGTACATATTTGCGCAAAGTCTTGTTGCGTAGTTTGTACTGTATTGAACATCGTGAGATAGCGCATCTACAATGATACCAACATCTCGACGGCATTTCTCTTTAGGATAGCTGATACCGTTATACTCAGTAGAAATAAAGTTGATCATGCTTGTCACTAGAGTTTCTAGCGCGTTATCAACAATATTCTTTTCAGTAATAACAATTGATGGCATCCAGTTTTGATTTTCTGGTTCAATTCTAGATGGTAAGTTATTAGGATTGTTATCATCAGCGATATTTGCAACCATTAAGCCAAGAGCTTTTGCTTCTGTAGCAATTTCTCTTCTTGCAGTAAGGTTTGACATGTCTTGAACAGCTGTATTTCCTGGTGATTTTACAACTGGCACGTTGCGAATAACATCATAGATTACATTCGACATTCTTGTAAATGCATTTCTTGTTGCATCTCTTTGGTCAAGAGGTAGCAAGTTTGTCATGTTTACAAAGTAGATCTGAGCTGCATTCCACATAGCAGCGTTTCCACCATATTGAATGTCGTGAGAGATCGCGTCAACCATGTAACCAACATCTCGGCGGCACTTAACTTGATTATACTCAAGATAATCAAAAGTGTCTTGCAGATATTCATTAATGCTTGCTTGTAAAGGTGCTTTACGACCTTCAATGATTGCAACAGATGTTTCATAAATGTAATTAACTGCTGCGCCATTAGTAACTTGAGCTTCAACTGCTGCTGGCATTGCGATAACATCACCTGCAGTAATAAGATCTGTTACAATGTTTACTAAACCAAAAACAGTATCACCAGTTGCACCAACTACGTTACCAAATGAGGTTACTGGGTCAAGCGCATTTCCTACAGACTTTGTTACTGTTTGTTTTAGAACAACTTGTCTTGCCACTGTAGCAATGCGACTAAACGCAGCAGCTGTTACTGCTCTTTGATTTACAGGTAGAACTGATTGACCATTTTCAAAGTATAATCTTGCAACATCTCTCATTGCAACATTAGAACCGTGTTTTACATCATAAGAAGCCGCGTCAATCATGTAACCGACGTCTCTTGAACATTTAGCTTGGTCATATACAAGACCAACAAAACCTGGTTGGTTAGTAGCAATTTGTCTATTAATCCAAGCTATAGCTTCGGCTTGCAAGAATGTTTTGTTAACTTGCAATCCGTCTGTTGCGTTATTGTTACTTGCACCAACATAAGCTGTACCGAATGAGCTGTAAGTTAAACCAGTAGTACCATTTTTCATGATGCTAATAATGTTGTCAAAAGCGTTTGTAGCTCTTGTTAATGCAACATCATTTAATCTTGAAAGAACATCTAGTTTAATGTACTTGATAGCTTCGATTGTTTCTGCTAGTTGTTCGTTAATAACGATGTCTGTTCCAACATTACCAGCTCTGTATGCACGACCGGCATATTTACTTGGATAATCAGAACCAGTTTGCACATCACGCTTAACGGCGTCTAGAATGTAACCAACATCTCTTGCGCACTTGTCTTCATTGTAAACAAAGTATTTGTCATTAATGAATGCAACAACTTCGTCTTGAATAAGATTCTTATTCTTCTGTAAAGACTTACGAGCAAATGTTCTGCTTGGCTCGATCGCCGGTAGCAATGCTGCTGTTGCAGATGGAAGAGGATCTGGTACTTTCTGCAGTTCATCAAGTGAACCAGTATAATCAGGAATAACTAATCTGTTATCTATTGTTGAAGATACGATGTTAGTAAGAGTCTTAGCTCTAAGTCCTGTAGCAGAATTAGCAACGCTTCCAGCAACGATCTGTGTAGTAGTGTTACCTGTTGTAGGTGTTACTGTAGTACCTTGAACAACGTCTTCAATAGTATTAGCTAGGTGTTCAAATGCTAATCTTGTTGGCTCTCTTTGATCGTATGGTAGAATACTTACAGCATTGTTAAAGTAGAATGCTGCTGCATTTGTTGCAGCTCCGTCGCCACCGTATTCCATGTCTTCTGTAATAGCATCTATGATAAGACCAGTGTCTCTGTAGCAAAGATCAGTATCAAATCCAAGACCGTTATATTCTTCACGAATAAAGTCGATAATTTCTCTTTGATATTTAACTGTAGCACCAGAAATTCTCTCGTATTGAGAATTAATTCCTGAGTCATATCCAGTTCCAGCAAGAGTTGGTTCTTTGATTTGTGGAATGCCTGTTCCGTATCCAGCGTTTGTGAATGTTTCTGTGAAGTTATCTTCTAAAACAATATTACCAATCGCTTCAAATAAACCAACAACTTCATTTGCAACAGCAGGAGCAACTGATGGTCTAATTGAATTTGCAATAGCGCTTACAAATGTATGAGCACCTGTATAACCACCAGCAGTACCAACCTGCATTGTTAGTGTTGTAGAAGTTGTTTCGTCAATGCGAATTGGTGTATTGAAATATGGGTCTGTTGCTCTTGGGTGAGAAATTTGTACAACAGGTGAACCGCATTGGAAAGTAATGCCACCTTCTCTAATTACAACATAATCACCAGCAGACAATGTGTGAGAAGCAACAGTTACTACCATTACTCCAGTTACTGGATTATAAGTTGCTGTTGTAGGTGTAAGTGCATTGCTAGATGCATTAAATGTTTGTGTTGATAAAGATTCTGGAGTTACAGCTTCTTCTCTTACAATCATTCCAGCTAGTTTAGCGATGTGCTTATAAGCTGAAGCAGTAATTGGCTTTTCTTCTTCAGCAAGTACGCCTACTGCATTATCGAAATATAATCTAGCATTCTTTAGTGTTGCTGCATTTGAACCGTGTTGAACATCCCAAGAAATTGCATCAATGAAGTAACCAAGATCTCTTTCGCAATCTGCAACATCATACGTTAGAGATGGATGAGTATTTGCAATCCAAGCTGTAACTTCTGCTTTTAAGAATGCTTTATTAGCTTGTAATGCAGTTTTTGCTTGCATAGCGTCTTCAGAAACATATGATGTTCCAAATACGATTGTGTTTGCTGCGCCAACTCCGTTTTGCATAATGTCGATGATTTCATCGAATGCTGCATTAGCTCTTGTTTCACCAGTACCACTTGTGATACCTTGAATTTGACCTTTTAGCCAAGTAATAGCGCCTACAGTTTCTGTAAGTTGATTTGTAACAACTTCAGTTGCACTTGCATTGCCTGAACGATAAGCTAAACCAGCAAATACTGTGTTAACGTTTGCGCCAGTTGCCATATCGCGACGTACCGCATCTAAGATTAGACCAGTATCTCTTGCGCATAGATCTTCTTTGTAAACAAAGTAATTGTCTCTAATCCAAGCATCAACTTCGTCTTGCAAGAATGTTCTGTTTTCTTGAAGCTTAATAGCAGCATTTCTACCTTGGCGTGTAACTCCAGAAGGTGTTTTAACTACTCCGCCTTCTTCAGCGCTTACGAATGTATGAGTACCTGTATAACCATTTGATGTTCCTGGGTTTACAGTAATTGCAGTGTTGCTTACTGATAGAACCTCAAGTGGCATCATGTAGTTTGGCTCGCCAATTCTAGGATGAGAAATCTCAGTAGTACTGCCTGTACCGCTATTAGCACAGCTAAATACAACGCTGTTAGGCTTAAACTCAATGTGATCGCCAGCAATAAATCCATGATCTTCACCTAAAGTGACAGTCATAGCACCTGTTGTAGGATTATATGTTGCGGCTGTAGGTGTATGGAAAGAAGCAATTTTAGCTGGATCTGTCCAGTAGATAGCATTTGTATCAACGCAATCAACTGTTGCACGTACAAATGTATGAGCACCAGTGTAACCGTTAGCATTAGCTGCATTTACAGTAATCGTATTAGATGTTACACCAGTAATTCTAACTGGTTGTCTAAACGCTGGTTCGCCAACTCTAGGATGAGAGATCTCAACAGTAGTATTTGCAACTGTATTAGCGCAAGAGAATGTAATAGATTCATCTGCAAAAGAAACCCACTTACCAACTGGTAAACTATGTTGACCAATTGTGAGTGTCATATCACCACTAATTGGATTATACGTAGCATCTAGAGGTGTAAACTTACCGTCATAGATACCTGCATCACGAATTGCGTTTGCAGTAGCACTTACAAATGTATGAGCACCTGTATAACCGTTAGCGTTACCAACGTTTACAGTGATTGTAGTAGTTGTCTTTGCTAAGATTGGTAAAGCGGTATTAAACGCTGGATCTGTTATTCTTGGGTGAGAAATTTCAACAGCAGGAGAACCACACTGGAAAGTAATGCTTTCTTGCTCGATAATAATCGTATCGCCAAGTTGGAAATCATGCGAACCAATAGTAACAACCATAAGACCGGTTACTGGATCATACGCTGCGTTTGTTGGTGTGAACTTATTGCTATTGTTTCTTGCAATGTCAATGATTTCATTGAAACCATCTTCAATTCTTTTGATTACAATTGGGTCTGTAACAGCATTAACAGTTTCTTGTTTTAAGAAGTCAATAGCACCGATTGTTTCTGTTAGCTGTTCATTTACTGCAACTCTTGCAATACCTGAACGATAAGCAATACCGGATTGAATAGAGTTAAAGTTTGTACCACTTTGCATGTCTCTTAGTACAGCAGGTACAATATAATTCTTCATATCACGTTGGCACTTAGCACTATTATAGAAGAACCATTCAATATCTGCCCAGTTCATCATGTAGTTCTGGATAAATTCACGGTTAGCTTGTAATTGCTTACGAGCATTTCTTCTATCTGCACTAATAGCAGCGTTATCACTGAACTCAATTTTTGAACCAATAACAACAACTGCGTCGTTTGCAACATCTACAAGAGTGTGTGCTCCATTATAACCAGTTGAACCAACGTTCAAGGTAATAGTTGTTGCAGTTGTAGAGATGATTGGAAGTAAAGATTTGAAAGCAGGATCTGTTTTTCTTGGGTGCTTATATTGTAACTGATTGCCGTCTGTATCACACACGAACGTGAATGACTCTGGAGAAAGAAGAATGTATCTTCCAACTTCAAGAGTATGTGTTCCAAGAGTAATTACAAATTCACCCGTAGCTGTATTATATGCTGCGTCTGTAGGTGTAAACTTGTCACCTTCAAAATTAAGAATATCAATGATTTCATTAAATTTGTCGTATGCTTCTACAGCAAAGCTTGAAGAAATAGGTCCAACAATCTTGTCTGTTGTTTGACGAAGTCTTTCATATGCTGCAACAGTTTCTTCACGTTGTGCGCCAATTACATTCTTAGCTGCTTTAAAGTAATACGCATTACCTGCAGTCACAGAGTTGTAATTAGTATCAAGCATTGTGTCATACTTAACAGCCGGAAGAATAAATTCTCTTATATCGCGTTTGCATTTAACACTATCATAAGCATAGAATTCTTCGTTATTATCTAACCAATCGATAAATTCTTCAATAATGAATTCGCGGTTGTCTTGTACAAGTTCACGAGCTGCTACTGCAGAACTAACACCAGTGTCTGCAAAAATAATTGGAGCAGCAAATTCTTCACCATTCTGAAGAACATTCAATGTCTCATTAAGTGAAGCATCAACTCGATCTCTAACTTCTTGGTTAGTATTTTCGAAGATAAAATTAACAGAATCTTTTAGATGTTCAATAGAACCAACAGTCTCTGTAAGCTGTTCATTAACAACTACATAAGAAATTGGTGAACGATATGTGATGCCGTTTAGACGACCCCAGTAATTACTATTTGTAGCTACGTCATAACCTGTATTATCTACAATAATACCAGTGTCACGGAAGCACTTATCTGCGTTATAACCTTGATAACCTAAACCGCCAGAAGATGTATTTGAAGTTAAGAAGTCGATCATATCATCGATAATTTCTTCTTTGCTTGCAGCAATAGAATCTGCAAATGATGTATTAGAAAGAAGATTTGCTTCGTTAGCTGATGCAGGTCTAATGATAACTGTGTTACCACGAGCACGCATTGAGATGTCGCCGAACTGTGAACCTGAGTTGTTCAAAGTCATTTGGCCACCATCAAGAGCAAAGAACGCTTGACGTGTAAAGATTGAAAGTGAACCAATACCGTTAACACCAGCACCGTTCTTAGCAACGTAACCTGTACCGTTTTGAGTACGTGGGGTGAAACCGAAGCAAAGTACGTATGTGAATAATGAGTCTGTATCTAGAACAGCACGGTCAGCTAAAAGACAACCGCCGCCACGACCAACAAGTCTGTTAGGGAAGTCGTCAATACCAACGCTTTCAACGGTACCAGTACCTCCACGTTGAGCAAACAACATGTCACCTGGACTTACATTACCTTTAAGGTTACGAACATAAATTTGTCTATTTGCGTCAATATCTGTAACGTATGAAATATAACCACTTGCACCACTTGAGAATGTAACTTCATCGTCAACTTCAAATAAGTTTTGTGGAGAGTGACCAACTTCTAAATAGAATTCTTGTCCTAAGTCAAGAATTGTGCCTTTTGAGTTAAAAGGATTTAATGGTGGTTCAATATCTAAACGATTAAAGTTTGAAAGCTGCGTTGAGTCACGAAGGTAAGGCGAACGTCGAAGAAAAGCACCAGGACGATAAGCAATCGCAAATCCACCTTCTGGCTGGTCGAAGTTATCAACTTCAAAGTTCATGTATGAGAAACCTTGAACGTAGCAACCAGAACCAACTAAGACGCCGTTAGTACGTTCATAACCTGGTTTCTTCTGAATAACTGTAGCATATTGACCAGCAGTAGATGTCATTGAACAATCGTCTGGTAACATAATTGGCTCATCAACGTAGTAAGTACCTGGACCTACTGAGATGTGAACAGCATTGTTAAGATCGTTACGGTTGTAAGAACCACCTGCTTTTTCTAAAGCAATTTCTTCAGCGCGCTTTAATGTACGAACTGGCTTAAGGACAGTACCAGGATCTCTATCATCACCATCTGATGCAACGTAAACTTTAAGAGCGCTTGCTGTTGTATTTGAAACTTCTTCGTACAGTTGACGATAAGTCATCTTCTCTGTTTCACCAGTTTTAACGTTCTTTATAGCAAAATAACTATCTTCGTCAAGTAAAGGTTCAAATACTTTAGTAAGATTCATATCAAAATCTACTAGAGTTGAATCCTCAATAATAGAATTTGCAATATTTGATTCTTCGATATCAGAATTTGAAATAGTTGATCTTTGCTGAGCTAAACCGTCAGAAGAAGAACTTGAGATCTGAATATTTTGTGCAATAACATTATTCATCGCACCAGTCATGGTAGCGTTTTCTAATACTGGATTAGTAAATACGTTATTGTTACCAGTGCCGTCTGAGAAATCAGAATTGGTAATTGTAATATTGTTAGCAGTACTATCAAAAATAGCACCGTTTGAGAAAGTAGAATCAACAATATTTGTTGCAATAATGTCGCCATTTGCAAAAGTAGTATCCCAAATTTGACCATTTGAGAATCTCGAATTAGTGATATCTACATTGTCTAAATCGGTATCTCTAATATTACCATTAGAGAAATCTGAATCTGTAATAGAAACGTTTGCTACAGTAGAATCAGAGATTGAACCGTTTGAAAAATCTGTCGTGATGATCGTACTGTTCGAGATTAAAGCATCTTCTAGAATCAGCTCATCAATAGTGATGTTTGTAAGGATCAGGTTGTTGGCAGTACCACCTTCAATCGTTACGTTATTATAGAACGAATCATCAATAGTAGAATTGGTAAAAATGTTGTTATTACCAGTGGAGTTGTCAAGTGCTCCAAAATCTACAATAGTATTTGTAAATACGTTATTGTTACCAGTGCCGTCTGAGAAATCTGAAGTTACAATGTCAACGTTAGCAACGTCTGATCCAACAATGAATCCGCCGATAAACGTACTTGTGGCAATAGTAGAGCCGGTAATTTCACCATTATTAAACTCGTTATTTTCCATAACGTTGTTATCAAGCGTTGAATTAAAGATTCGAACGCCTGAAATATTACCACCGGTAATGGTAATTCTATCAAAGATTTCATATTGTAGAGCTTGTACAAGTTCTTTTCTAGTGATGTTTTTGGTACCGTCATCACCTTGAATAAGGTTAACGATAACAAACAGGTCTTCAGAGCGAGTGTTGGCACCTTTAATTGGACCTAATTCTGAAATCTTTGACATTCGATGATACCCTTATTATATGTTTTCTTATATTTATAAATCGCTAGGAGTGACTGGTCCGCCAGCACCACTTGATTGCTCAATATATTTAGTGTAACCGTTTCTAGTATCTTTAGTAAACGTGATATATTGCTGATCCATTTCAGGCTGATAGCTATACTTCAACATACATCCAGTAGTATCAATGTTATCGATACCAAATTGACTGTTTTCAACGCTGCTAGTTAATCCAGAAAAAACAACATTTTGGCTGTTTAAAAATTGTCCTGTGGCTGTAAATCGTTGGCGTGTTTCTAATTTACTTTCCAAATCAAACCAATAATATTTGTACTGAGTAATTTGATTTGTTTGTGGATCAAAATAAAAACCTAGACCTTCTAATTTTTTATTGTTAGTATCTACTTCTAGATCTGATTGCGGAAATTTATTTGCTACCCATTCTGAATTATATTCGTAGGGTCTAATATAAAATCTCCAAGGACCTTGATCGCTAACACTATTTATATCTAATAATAGAGCTTTGCCATTTTGTAAAAATTCTTGCATAACAGACGGAGTAGTTTGTCCTAAGCAGGCTAAAACTTCACTAACGTGTTCAGTTAGCAGATACACACTTAATGTTTGTACGGAGTTTCTTTTTGCTAAAAGATAATAAAAGTCTTCTGATCCTGTTGGCAGGAATTCATTTGGTATAAGAGCTAACTTATCAAACTTAGTCTTTAGTTCGCTAGTAATACTAGATATATTTTTTGGTTGCATATAATCAATTAGCTAAAATAGAAATAAAAGGACGAGAACTATTAGACCATCCGAAGCTAACATCACCATAAGCAGGATCAGAATCTCGTTTAAAATCGCAAGTATAATACACTCGATAGTTTCTGCCGGATACAAGGTTTATTGTTCCTGCAGGCACAGTATATGTATTAAATAGTCCATTATATGTATTTGTATTAGTAGTGTTTCTTATTGTTCCAACTATTTGCTCTGTTTCGGCATCAAGTACCACGATACCAAAATTTCGTTGGTAATCGTAATAATAACGTGTTGAACTATAAGGACCAGGATCATAGTAAGAATATCCACAAGCTAATTGAACGTCCCAAGCTGCCGCAGAAAGTGTAGCATTGTCGTATCCGGCCGGTATTTCAATTAGAGTAGAGCCATTAGAATTTCTAGTGATATAATTGCCGCCTGTTGGGTCTATGTTACCGCCAAAATAAAGGTTGTCAGCTTCGTTGTAGGCGCTATAAATGCCAAACAATGAAAAACTGGTTCTGAATTCTTTAACAGCCCCATAAAAATTACTTAAACTAATTGCACCACCGCTGGGTACTTGTGTGCGCACTCCATTAGGGAAACCGTACGTAGTTAAAGGAACATTAGCTCCTCCGGCATAATACTCAGATAAGCTATTAGGATTTGCGCCACCAAATTCTGCTACAATATCATTAATATTAAGCGCGCCTGAAAGTTTAATAGCCATAATTTACTTCCCAATTTTTTCGTTTAATTCCTTGATCGCTTCAATTAACAAACCAATTACGTTCCCGTGACGCACAGCATAAATCTTTTCTCCAGTGTTTGGGTCTGTTGTTTCGTAAACAGCTTCAGGTAATACTTTTAAAAGTTCTTGTGCCATTACACCAGTCATTGGCGTATTTTTATCATGCTTATAATTAAAAGTATAACCGCCAAGTTGCAAAACTTTGTCTAAAGCATTTGTAATTGGTTTAATATTTTCTTTTTGTGTAATATCAGAAATAGATCCAAATGCTGTAATATCGCCAGTTGCAATAACGGTGCCAGCAGTGCCCGGTCCAACTTTAATGCTAGCAAAAGTAACGTTAGAAGCAGTTCCAACAGCCTGTCCAATTGCAATGACACCAGTATTTGCGTCATATGAAACACCAGTACCACCGCTAACCGAAGCTCTAGCTCTTGCTGTAGTAAAATACAAATTAACTGGATTTAATACTTTTTCTACTAACGAGTCTGCAGTATGATTTGTTAACGAACTAACTGTACCATTTACGTTACCGAAAAATGTTGCTGGAATATTAGCAGCAGGGCCGCCGTTTTCTAAAACTTTACCAGAACCATTTCCGCCGGTTGCTGCTGGATGATAAACGTCTCCAGTAAAGTTGCCAGCAAATGTTCCTGTAAAAGCACCATTAGCTGATACAAAAGTTGCAGTATTTGCAGTAAGCAAACCACCAACAGAAAGATCACCTGCAATAGTAAGATTAGTACCAATTTGAAGATCTGCGGATGTTATTAAGCTTGGTACTGTTAAGACACCAGCTGGCGACAACGAAAATTGTCCGCCACTACCAAAGTTCATTTGAAAATTAGCGTTAGTAGTATTATCGTAACCTATATCCCAAGATGTAACGTTATTAGTATATCTTGTTTTAGCACCACTAGCACCATATTCAAAAATGGCAGCTATTGGGCTTCCAGAAGCAGTTACTTTAACTCCATTTCCAAATACTACAGGTTGTCCTGGCGTTCTAGATTCAATATTATCTACCAATAATTCGTCAAATACCACAACAGTGTTTGCAGTAAATTCGCCAACTAGTGTTGCATCTCCAAACGTAGTATCACCCGAAACTGAGGCAGTAAGCGCAGAGTCACGAATAATGTCAACAATTTCATTGGTTTTATCTAACCAATTCTGAAATGTTTGCGTAGTGGTGATATTTTGAATACTGGGTTTTGACATTTAATTGTTCTCAATTTTTTCTAATCTTGCCGAAACGCGCCCTAGAGTTTCTCTTACCATAGTTAATTCTTTTGATAAGACTTCAACTTTTCGATAAAGCGCTCGTTCTGATTTATATTTATTTAGTGCAGCAATGTCTGTACTTAAAACAGCGCGACTAATTTCGTCTCTTACATAGGCTTGTGCTTGTATCATGTTAGTGCTATCCCTCTATAGTCTTTAACGAATGGTGCGTTATGAATATTATCTGCTAATAAGTCAATTCTAATTGCGAATTTTCTATAGCTTGAAAATGTTCCGGCCGAACTAGTGTATGTTAACACACCACCGCCATCTTTATTAGCATCAGCAACTTTGTATCTAAATTCTTTGTAGTCATTTAGATTAGATGATGAAGAATAAGTGTTAACACCTTCAAATAGTTCTAATTCAATCCAATCGATTGTATCAAATGCAGCGCTATCTTGTGTGTGCTGTGGTCTAATGTAAACTTTAATCTGAGTATTGTTTGGTCTATAACCAGTCAAGTACAGATTTAAATCTTCCGCGTCTAAACTTTCAGCCAATTCTATCATCTTAGAAATATACTTAGATGTAGTAGCAGAGTTGTTTGTAACTTTAAACTGGTACGCTAGTAATGTAGAAAGTTCTAAGTCAACAATAGGTGATGCTGTTGTATTAGATTGGTTTGACATTTCAACATTAATTTCAAACGGCTTTGGATTAATAAAGTTGTTTGATTTACTGTAAATGACAACACCTTTTCTAGTAAAAGCATTGTTATCACCAAATTGCATTGGCATATTGTAAGTATTAACAACGTTAGCAGGATCTGTAAATGTACCATTAATAGTGGTATTAGTTACAGCGTCATTTGCTTTTTGAATTAACGGTTGTACATAACTTAAGTTGATATTATTAACACTTCCAATTGTGCCTTCAGTTCCACTTGAAACACCAACAATTACATCGCCAGCTAAAAATGGCTTGCTTGGTGTAGATGAACTTTCTTTAACATGCAGTTCAGAACGATTATATTTATTGTAATGAGAAACAACACCGGCAACAACTGGAACTCCTGTACCATTTGACACTGCAAATGATGTTGGCTTAGTTGTAGTTAATTGAGTTGAACTATCAACACTAGCAATTTTAAATATATCAGAACGACCGCCTGAATTACTTACAAGAATATAATCACCGGCTGAATAGTCAACGTTAAAGTCATTACCTGACTGTGTAATTACGCTTGTATTTAGAACCATACTTACTGTATAACCAGCAGAAACTGCCTTATATACATATTCGCCAGCAACAAATCTTCCGTCCCAATTACTTAACGTAAAGAACTCGTGATCGTCGTTGGTAAGAGTAACTGTACCAGTTGCAGCATTAAAGTCATGACGATATAACGTAAACTTGAGATCTTCATCTTGTACTGAAGACCATGCTCTGTTGTTTGTTGAAGTGAATAATACACCATCACCCCAGTCCATAACAACTGATTGACCTTGTGTTGGCCCTGCTGTAAGATCTGTACCACCAACTTTTGATGTAAAGTGTAAGTAGTTTGGATCATTAGCATCTGGTTCAATAACAACCGCGTATTCTTTTTCAACGTCCATTCTAACTGGAGCATCAAAGTTTACTTCTGTAATTGCAGTTGCATCATCTGAAACATTAACATCAGTAGCTGCAATATGTAATTTAGAGAATGGAAGAATAATTGCAGATGGATAACCATTAACAACTTCTCTAAGTGTAATAGTAACGCCGTTTGTTGCACTCTTTCTCTTGAAATATAAATCTATTTTAGAAATGAATACGCTGTTAGATCCACGACCCATACCCTTCTTAATAAAGAATGTTTGAGCTAACGGGTCACCAGCTTCAGTAACTGACTGAACGCGTGCTGCTAGGTTTCTAGAAGTTGCTGTTTCGTTAACAGTAAATTCTGGCATTCTAGTTGAAATAGTAGTTTTACTTGTTGAAATATTATATGCATGATAAGTAATATTTGCTTTAGAAGTAGAAGCAGATTCAATACTAGAATATTGATTAACGTCAACCACTGTTAAAACTCTATCCCCAACAAAGAATTGTCCTTCTGGAATTGTAAATACTGCTCGTAAAACACCGTTACTATCAGCAAGTACTGCACCGCCTGCTGTACTAAATTTTTCAACATTGCGGGCAGAATCTGCAGATGTTCCTGGAGAAACATGCGTATTAACATCGACACCATCAAAGAAGAAATAATGTCTTGCACCAGGACGTAAACCGGAGATAAAGATTTTTACATCTCTAGATCTCATGTATGGCTGGAAATTAATGTTAGTTACAAAGTCACCAACTGCGTTAACATCACCATCATTTACAGCAAGAGTTTGTATAATGCCAGCTTCAGTTCTAGGTGTAGTTGTAGTTGTAGTTAAACCAGCAACAGTTGTTGTCGATCTACCTTCAGTAACTTGACCAGACCAAATTGTTCCGGTAATAGGGAAAACTTCTTGCAAATCTTGGAATACTGACGCGATATCAATAGTAAGTGGTACTGGATTTGTAACAGTATCATGAGCCATGTCGTGACTTGGAGAAATAAAAGCGTTGCCTTGATATTTCCAGAAGTTGCTTACGCAGTTTCTAAAATTAGTTGCGTAAGGCTGACCTAGTAATTTTACATGAGCATTTCTACTTAATGTTGCAACTTCAGCATCATTAACACTTGGGAAAATAGAAGCGCTACTACCAGACTTATATCTTAAATCAAGTGGAAACGTATTTAGCGCAGGTGTAAGAATCTTTTTGTCAAAGTGAATAGCGGCTTTATGATTAGGATCATTCGTGTTTGCTATTCTAGCATCATTCATCGGATCTACGATATAACCATTCTTAAATCTTGTTAATCCATTTTCATCTAAAATCATAAGATTTTCAGAATCTTGTTCTAACTGGTTAAGACTGATATAGTATTCTAGACCTTCAATTCTTTTCTCAATTTTTTCAATGTCGCGCATTGTATAGTTTCTAGTACCCTGCGGAGTTACTTGAACAGCGCAAGAAAACTTACCTTGTTCAGCAGCTTCTTTTTGGCTTAACGCTGGATAACCTGGAATATAAATCTGAGATAGAATTATTTCGTCTTCGCTTATTCTTGGGGTAATTGGACGTTGATCTTCTTCACCTTTAATCAAAGATGCTTTACCATATGAATCCATTGTAATTGCATCGATTCTCGATAAGTAATGTTCAATGTCACAAGTAATACTAGATTGAATTGATGGTACTAAATAATTGCCACTAAATGATTTATCATATGCACCAACTGCAGTAGCAACGATACCAGCAGATGATACTGTTAAATCAGTATAATCTACCAGCGGGTCTCTATCAACATGTGGTCTGAAGTCAAAACAATTTCTTAAACTGAAAAGTACTCCACTGCTTGAAGTATATGTATCAAGATCTGAAGAACGAATTTTACCAGAAGGTAACACCGGCGTCACATCATCAATCGGATAACTATTAACTGTAAAGAAATTTTGACCAGTAGAAGTATTAACCTGGAATACGCCAAGTTTAATTACGAGCTGTTGCCCGTTTGCTGGTCTTGGGCGACCAGGAATATATTCCATGTATGAAATATCGTAGTAGTGATCTGTTTCATTCTGATACAGCTTAAAACTATCGGTGTAATCTGTTCCGCCAACACCTGCTGTTATAGAAATAATTTTATAAACATCTGGGAAACCAAGACTATACACAGTCTTTACAGTAGTATGATTAACTTTTATGAACGGTTGTACAGCAACTTTATTATGAGGTGTTGCAACAAGAATTCTTTTGTTAAAGTAAATATCTATACCAGGATCAGATCCAGCTGAAGGGTCTAAATTAATTGTAAGCTGCGAGTTGTTAAGACTTGTAGAATAATTTAAAACAGGGATAAATGTATTAGAAGCATCTACAACTACAATATCACCTTGGTTTAAACCAAAGTCTTCGCCAACAGATGCAGTAAGAGTAACAGAGTTATTAGCTTGTACAGCTGACACTTGAGATCTTACAGGAAGAGTTGTGTCAGTTATTTCCTTGATATACGGAGTACCTGTATCAAAAACAACAGCAGCTTTTGAATTAGATTTAACTGTAGAATTTGCAGCAATAGTAATTATACCGCTACTTGAAACTACGCGAACTACAGATCCAAAAACGTTTGGCGAAATCATTTGTACACCAAACAAATATAATTTAGTTGGTGTGATGTTTCTTATATGAGCTTCACCAATTTTTACTCCACTAACGTTTTGTAAATCTGCTGTTGCATAATTAATATCTACTGTACCACTGATGTCTATAATATCAACATATGAACCATAATCAACCGTAGTTGCTTGGTTTTGCTGTAAAGTAGTATTTTGAACTTGATCAATTGTAAAATCAATTTGACCATTGTTTACTACTCTAAATCCTTTAACGTAAGCAGTACCCTTACCAAGCAAAGCTACAAGCTGATCGTTTCTACGATCTAAATCAACTTTAAATTTGTCTAGAATGTAATTGCCAGATTCTTCATATGTTCTTTTTGCTAATTCTTCTGCAATTGAGTTAAACTGAGTAACATCACGCAACTGAACAGCAGAACCGTTTTGGTAACGAATAAGAGTAAAGAAAGTTGGATCTAAGTCTGCGACTGGAGTAGCTCTTGCAACTAGCTCTGGAACCATTCTAAGTCTATCAGCTCCTGGCGCGTTTTCGTTTGCAGAGCCGTTAGCATTGTCATTTAAGCTATTATCTTGTAAAGAGCTAATTAGACTTTCTAAAACCTCATAACCAACTGAAACATCATCTGGTTGATCTGTGTATTTAGAAACTACAAGTGTCTGATCTGCAGTAAATAAGAAATGTCCTTTTTGGAAAATAACACCAGACGATGCTCTAATACCAAATGATCTTCCTGTTGGCGCTACTTGAAGAGTAACGTTAATATTCTGAATATTTAGTTCTGTACTGTAAAGAGTAGAACCATTATATTTTTTACGACTAATTTGTAAGTTTTCGCCAGGTATAAACGCTTTATAGCTACTTGTTTCATTAGTATTTAAGTAGTTAATAAAAAATGTGTTAAGATCTGGTGGGCGAGTTTCAAAACCACGAGACGCTGTAATAATAGAAGCTATAAGACCCGACTGAACACCTTGTATTTCGTATACAACATCAATTTCAGTTTCAATACCAGAAAGAATTTCTGTACTAGGTCCACTAATATATGACTCAACGTCAAATCCAGTTTTGTCAACAAGTTTTACGTACTGCAATCCATTAAGCACTGTAAAGTTACAGCCTTTAATAATTGTACCTTCTTGGTAAATATTGTCACCAAACTGCTCTACCTGGTTTTGAAGAATCGTTTGAAGTTGAGTTAGTTCACGAGCCTGAACAGCATATGCTGGTTTAAATAGGATCTTGTAGAACTGTTTTTCGACGTCAAAGTCATCAAAATACGGTGCAATATTTAAATTTGTGTTAATAGGCATCTATTTGATTTCCTTAAAATTCTAAGACCAACTTATATTCTTCTCGTGAAGTTTCTGCTCTTTCTAAAGGAAAGAAATCTTCCATAAAGTATACCGTACCCGATCTTTGTGTATATCTTGATTCAATAACATTATTAGCTACTGGTGTATTTATCTTTATTCTTTGGCCGGTTTGATTAACTAAATCTTTTGTAAAATCTAATGATATATCATTATTAGCTTGATTTGTATACGGACCCATGTAATTAGAAAGGTATATTGTATTAGCACTTGGCTTTATTTCATGCACTATTGCACTAAATACAACATCATTGTTAACGTCTGTTTGTGTAACAACACCATTAACAATAACTTTAGCATATTCATCTGTAGTAACTGCTATGCGGTTATCAAACACGTTTGGTGATAC